GATATATTCCAAAATTTAAACCACCTGAAATTAGAATGATGTTAAGTTCTTTTGTTGCATCTGAATCTAATCATGCACATAGTTATTCATTATTAAATGATACTATTGGCGAAACAGCATTAACTAATTTTAAAGCATTTCAAGAATATGAAGAAATGTCTAATAAACATGCTTATTTGTTTAAATCAAAAGGCAAAGGCATTGAAGGTTTAATTAAAGATATTGCTTGTTTTTCTGCATTTGGAGAAGGTTTACAATTATTTGCATCATTTGTTATGCTTTTAAATTTTCAAAGATTTGGAAGAATGAAGGGAATGTGCCAAATAGTTACTTGGTCAATTAGAGATGAAACACATCATGTTGAATCTATGATTAAATTATTTCATGAATTAATAAAAGAAAATCCACAAGTATGGACTGAACAATTTAAAGCTGAATTATATCAAACTGCCCGGGATATGGTAGAATTAGAAGATAAATTTATTGACTTAGCTTTTGAAATGGGTGGTATTCGTGGATTAAAACCTGAAGAGGTAAAAAAATATATTAGATATATTGCTGATAGAAGATTATTACAATTATCATTAAAACCAAATTATAAAATTAAAGACAATCCATTAAGTTGGCTTGATTGGGTTTTAAATGGTGTTGAACATACAAATTTCTTTGAAAACAGAGCAACTGAATATGCAAAAGGTTCTATGACCGGAAATTTGTGGGGTTAATATGAAATATTTATTAACTGTAATTATGTGTTCTATTATAAATGGTGAAACAGTTTGTTTACCACCTCATACATTTGATAATAAATATAATGATGTATATGATTGTATGGTAGATGGATACAATAAATCTAGTGATAAAACTATTGAACTTGGTAGAAATGATGTTAATAAATATAATATTTATATTAAATTTGGTTGTACTGAAGAACAAAAAATAGGTAAAGGAGTTTAATAATGGCAGAATATCAAGGTCGAAAAGTAACTTTAAATAAACCTATGCGTGGTGATGTAAAAAAATTTAAAGTTTATGTTAAAAATCCAAAAGGTAACGTTGTTAAAGTTAATTTTGGTCATGGTGGTACATCAGCTAAAAAAGCTGGTCAAAAAACTATGAGAATAAGAAAAAATAATCCTGGAGCTAGAGCTAGTTTTAGAGCAAGACATAATTGTGCTAGTCCTGGTCCAAAAACAAAAGCAAGATATTGGTCTTGTAAGAAATGGTAAATAAAATGGCTTATAAAAGAAAAAGTTCAATGAAAAAATCAACAGGTAAAGTTAAACTTACTGCAAAACAAATGAAGCTTCCAAAAGCTTTAAGAGATAAAATATTGGCGGCTAAAAAACGAGGAAAATAATGGCTTACAAAAAGAAAAAAGGTAGTGCTGGAAAAGCTTGTTGGAAAGGTTACCGAAGAGGTAAAGGTAATTCTTGTATAAAAATGAAAAAGAGGAGAAAATAAAATGTCTAGATGTTGTTGCCAAGTAAGAGCACAAAGAAAAAGAAAAATGACAATAAGAAGAAAAAGAAGAAGATAATATGATAATAAAAAATAAAAAAGAAGAAAATAGATCTATAGTTATTAATGGTAAAAATTACTATGAAAACGAATTAAATCAAACAATGAGAAATAGTTTAATTGCGTTATCAACACAAAAAACTAATAAAGCAAGATTAGAAATTGATATTAATAATTGTGAAATTTTAATTCAACATCATAGTAAAATAGTTGATGATGAACTTGCTAAAATAAAACCAATATCAGAAAGTATTGTTGCAGAAGATAAAACTTATGAAAATGGTAAAAGTTAAGGATTAAAATGTCTATAAACGATGATGTATATTCAAGAGCGCTGAAACACCGTGCGTTATTAACTCTTTACGAAAAGAGATTGGATACTGAAATTAATAAAATTTTGGCGTCACACAAAATAAAATTACAACGAATTGTAGCATTTTCTGGTACAGCAAATATAAATGCTTTAACTAGAAAATTAAATACTGAAATTCGTTTAACTTATAAAAAAATATATAAAGAAGGAATTAGTGAATTAAATAAATTAGCTGGTGTTAGTGCTAGATTTTATAAAAGTTTATTTACTAGATCCCTAACAAATATTTATAAAGCTAAAGGTGTAAAAGATACTTTAAAAGTTAATGATTTAATTATTAAGTCAAATGGTACTTTTAGTCAACAATTAGCATCTATAAGTATTTTACAACAAAGAAGAATAAAAGGTATAGTCAAACAAGGAATGACTGAAAATAAAGCTATGGTTAATATAGCTCGTGATTTAGGAAGAAGTGGATTATTAGCTTCAGCCGTACAATTAAAAACATTAACTAGAACTGCAATAACGGAAACATCTAATTTTGTATCAAATACAACATATAAATTAAATAATGATGTTGTTCAAGGTTATCAATATGTTGCTACTTTAGATAGTAGAACTAGTTTAATATGTGGAAGATTAGATGGTAAAATATTTGCATTAACTAATAAAAATGCACCACAACCACCACAACATTTTAATTGTAGATCAACAACTATACCTGTAATAAAAAGTGCTAATCAATTATTAAATACAAATAATAATAGATTACAAAAACGAAAAATTGCTGGATTATCTGATAGTCGTCGTGCCTCTATCAATGGTCAAGTACCAGGTAAAACAACTTATCCGGAATGGCTAGCAAGTCAACCGAATGAAGTTAAACTGGCTGTATTAGGAAACCAAAAAAGAGTTACTTTATTTAACTCGGGAAAAGTTAAATTTTCTCAATTTTCTAATAAAGATGGTAAATTAATTTCGTTAAAACAATTAGAAGAATTATCAAATTAATCTTTTGTTTTAAATTAAATATAACTAAGGCCGTGTCCAAAGGAAAAAAATGTCAGAAAACATTGAAAATACACAAGTTCAAGAAACTAAAGTTGAAGAAACTAAACAGCCAAATATAAAACAAATGGTTGATGAAGAAGTTTCTAAAGCAATAGCTAATATTAAAGTAAATTTAGATAATGCATATAAGCAAAGAGATGACGCTTTGTCTGAAGTAAATAAAATTAAAGAAGAGAAAAGACAAGCTGAAATTGCTGGCCTTGAACAACAAGGTAAGCATTCTGAAGCAATGCAAATAAAACTAAATGAAGTTAATGCAAGACTTGAACAATATGAACAAAAGAACACAGAATTAAGCAGAGATAATGCCGTGCGTACTCAGCTTAATGCTTTAAACTTTAAATCTGAAAAAGCTGCAGAAATGGCCTATTCAGATATTGTAAATAGTTTAAAGAAAGACGCTACAGGGAATTGGGTGCATGAAACAGGATCTAGTATTAATGAGACTGTGTCAAATTATGCTAAAGATGATAATAATGCATTTTTATTTTCTGTTAAAGCGAATATGGGCTCTGGAATATCTCCAGCTAAGCCAAGTACAGGAACCAATCCTGTCGGATCTATAAAAGATATGTCAACTGATGAGATGCTTGATGCCGTTGCAAAAGGGCGAATTAAAGTTGACGGTGATTGGTCTGAATAAGACTATCTTTTATAATAATAACCGCACAAATGTGCATTAAATAATAAAAGGAAATAAAAAAAATGGCTGTAACAAGTTCAAATTTTAATAACATTGCGAGAGCAATTTCTGCTTACGAACAAGCAGGAAGAGCTGATGCTGCGTTATTAACTTCAACTGCTATGGTTGGTTCTGACGCTAGAATCAACGATTCAGGTGAAAATTACACTGGTACACTAAGATGGTTAGATTTTACTGATCCAACATCGTATCACAAGCAAAACGAAACTGCTGCAAATAAAAATATAAATGAAATGGCAGTATCAAACAAATCTGCAGTATATATCAAAAATATTGATCATATCGCTGCACAAGAATTGTCTGTTCAAAAATTAATCTCAAAAGTTGACGGTTTAGCATACTTAGGATCTCAATTTGCTTCAGTTAGAGCAAGAAGAGAAGATCTACAATTAAGATCTATTCTTAATGGTGTTGCTGATAAAATCTTTGGTGC